AGCCACCAGTTATTGCTAACACAGCGGCCGCATACGCCACCCGGGCCATACTTCGCATTATGGGAGCTGCCATCTTCGGATCGGCACACATACTCCCCATCGTTTGTCCTGTGTAACAGTGCCATCGATGTGGAAAATTCTTATCATATTTCGGCATATCTAACGAATTGACTTCTTGAACAGTCAAATCACCGGTAATATACAATATGAACTTATTCCAGGCACCATAATACACTTCCATTCCAGCTGCAGAAAAGAAGGTCAAATCTTTTCCGGCTTTCATAAACCGACGGATAAAATCTCCATACAAGCGACGCGCTGTCACTGTAGAGATCATGCATTCCGCCATAAACAGGCGTGTCTTAAAATCATACACCCGCTCGAAGTCACGACGTTCGTCTTTTTCAGACGCTTTATAAAACCACATAGGGGTGACTCCCGCTATCGTAATGGCATTCCAGTCCCATTCAAACATACTCATAATCCATTCCAGGTCCAATTCAAAAATTCCCTTCTTATCAGGGGCTAACAAATTCAAACCAAACCCGGGTGAAGTACGCATGTTAAGAGGCTCTAGGACCCCATACTCATCACTTATGCCATAGATCGCTTCTTCTAAAGTTAAGGTTCTAAAACCGTGGCAATACGGTTCAACCATTTCACGAATAAATCCCTCCACCAGGTCGGGGTGTGGACTTTGGTCATGCTCGATATTCTTATACTGATCAAGCTGTTTAAAGAGCGCCCGTAGAGACAATTCAGCAGGCAGAAAAGCAGATCGCTCTGCAAATTCTACACCTGCGTCATTCAGTCCCTGACAGTATTGCTCCCAGTCCTCATCCCACTGATACTTAGAGTGCGGACTCCCGACGTTAAATCGAGTGAATACATTGACGTACTGTTCGTCACTTGCAATAGTTAGTGTGCCTTCGCTGTTGTCTTGTTTTTGCTCCAGCACACGTTCACTCACTCCACATCGTTCGTACGCACCCCAGTTCACGACCCACGGGGAATGCCAACCTAAAAAGCTGGGAGCCCCTGATGGAGC